ATTATGCCATCACAATTTGAAGCGGTTGCGGGTTCTGCACTTGGTTATTCTGACGATGACACAGGTTCAGTTACGCAAGCTACAAACAAGGGAACAGGAGTTACCCTTAATAAGCCTTCGGGTCTTATAACAATGAATGACGCGGCTCTTGCTGCGGCTGCTGAAGTTTCTTTTGCTGTTACAAACTCAACTTGTACTGCAAACGACAGCATCGTTGTTAATCATGTAAGTGCAGGAACAGCAGGCTCTTATTTAGCGCAAGCAAATACAGTTGCAGCGGGTTCTTTTGCAATCACAGTTACAAATGTTTCTGGCGGTTCTTTAAGTGAAGCAATCGTTCTTAAATATTGCATTATCAAAGGATAATGGGATTGTTTGCTTTTAAGCGAATAAGGGAAAAAGAAGCTGCCGTTGCGGTGGCTTCTATTCCTACTAAAACAAAAAAACGTAAACTCAAATCTAAGGTCGAAAATGGCAATAACCATAACAGCAACAGCGGGAAGCGCATCAGCAAATAGTTATTTAACGCTTGATGACGCAAACGCCATTATTGAAGGACTTGTTCTTGATGATGATGTTGCGGCGTGGGATGGTTCGACAACAGATAATAAAAATCGCGCATTATATACGGCAACTGTCAGAATTGATCGCGAAAGATTTCTTGGAGCAAGAGCAACAGACACGCAGGCTTTACAATGGCCGCGAACAGGAGTCAGAAAACCAGATACTTATGTAAACACTTATGCTGTTGGATTTCCTTTTCGTATTTCAACAGATTATTTTACAGATACAGAAATTCCAGATCAGGTAAAAAGAGCGCAGGCAATATTGGCTGTTTATTTGAATAATAATAGGGATGGTTTAGGATTAAGTGGACTAGAAGATTTCTCAAATGTTCAGGTTGGCTCTGTAAATGTTACGCCTAATTTTTATGGGTCAGTTGGCGCTGATCGCGTTCCGCCATTATTTGAACGCTATTTCACAGGCTTGCGTATAAGTGGGCCTAACAACATTGCAATTAAAAGGAGTTAATTTCTTATGTACAACGCAGATCCAGATTACACACTTGGCGGTGAGCTAATCACAGACACAGCCGCACATACAGGCAGATTTAAAAGTATTTTTTTCAAAGAAGATACACAGATCAACACAGCTTCCCATAACTACACAGGAAATAGTATTGATAGTGAAACTTTTCTTGCGGGTCAAACCATCTATGGAGTTTTCACAAGTATTACTTTAACAAGTGGCGCTTGCATTGCTTATAGAATCTGATGGGGATATCTTCTGCAATAAAAAAAGTTTTAACAAATAAAAAACTTTCAGCTGATATTACTTTCAGGTCTGTTTCCGCTGGTTCATATAATACGACCACAGGTGTTATTACAGAAACAAATACTGATACAACTATCAAAGGTGTTTTAGAAGATATAAATTTACGCGAAGTAAATGAACTAATCGAGGCAACAGATAAAAAAATTCAAATCGCTGCGGCTAGTCTTTCTTCAACACCAACAACAAAAGATAAAGTTATTGTCGGTTCTGTAACTTATTCAATTATCAGAATTGAAACAAATCAATTTGCTAATGAAAAACTTTCCTTTGTTTGTTATCTAAGAACATGAGAAAAATACGAATTGATCAGATTGGAGAATATTCAGAAGAACAAATTAATACTTTGTTGTCGGTTACTGTTTTGACGGGAGATCGAATTGTTAAAGAAGGCTCGCCTGTAGATTCTGGACGGCTTGCAGTTTCTTGGCAGATAGGAGAAAACGCTGAAAGCGGCGCACCCGCAAAGGAAGGTAAATATGGCCCTTCTGGTAAGGGAACTGTGGTCAAGCCACCAAAAACTTTAAACTATCAACTAGGAAAAGAAAATTTTAGAAAAAAATATCATATTCATAATAATGTTCCATATGCTGAGCCTGTTATGCTTGGAACAAGTTTACCCCCGTCTTGGGGTGGTACATATAGAAGCAATCAAGGCTTGAAGGCAAAACATCTTGATTTGTTAGCAAAAGAACTTGCAAATGAAATTCAAGACCTCTATAACCAAATAAAAGGAAAATAATGGCCGCAATAGATTTAAATACAGTAAGAGCAGCAATCGAAGCAAGAGTTGCGACAGAGCTTGCCAGTAGCCCCGCAATCCCTGTTGTTTTTCATAATATGTCGTTTGATAGTAATACTGTTACAAGTTTTGTTCAATGTCTTACAACATTCGGTGAAAGTAATTATTTAACTTTGGGTAATGCAAGCGGGCAGAATCGCGTAAATGGAATTGTTGTTTTTAATATTTTTACACCGCAGGGAATAGGTTCAGGAGATAATTACACAATCGGCAAAAGGTTGCGGGATTTATACAATCGAATTACAGTTTCTAGTGTGATCTTTGACAGTCCAATCGGGCCGGAGGTCGTAGACAATCCAAACCCTGAAGGTCAGTTTCAAACGCAACTGCGGATGACCTTTGAAATTTTCGAGGAACTTTAATTATGCCAAAATTAGTAATTACAGAAAAAATGCTTGACGCAATTGAAGCTGTCAAAGGACGCCGCGACCCCGCATATTGGGACGGACGTTGCAAAAGATATATGGAAAACCAAGAAAAATTAAAAAAAGATGTAAAAAAAACAGATAAGAGTTAATATATTTATAAATAATTCTTTTTTTTGTTATGGCTGCGATTAAGGGCGATGTTGGCAAAATAATGTTTGAAAATGCCGGCGGTACTGAAGCCGACATTTCAGGCGTTAGAAGTTGGTCTTTATCTATTAGTAAGGACACAATGGAAACAACAGTTAACGGTGACACTTCAAAAACATTTATCGGTGGGTTGATTTCTGGGGAAGGTTCAGCAGAACTTATTTACGACCCTTCTGGTAATTCAGATTATCAAGCTTTTATTGATGATGTTTTAGTGACAGGCGATGCGGGCGATGCTTTGTTTGAACTGTTTCCTGATTCGAACACTTCAGCCAAAAAAATTAGTTTTGCGGGAATTATTACTTCGGCAGAATATGGCGCAACACTTGGCGAAGTTCAGGTAATAAATGTCAGCTTTATAACTAATGGTGCAATAACTAGCGCTATCTGATACATTGAGTTTATTAGTCAACTAATTAACCAATGCCAAACAAAAGAACAATTGATTTACTCACAGAGTCTTTTAAAGATGAAATGACTTTGAGACGTAAATTTGAAATAAAAGATACACAAGGTAATGTTACTGTAACTTTATATTTTAAACCGATCACAAGATTTGATCGAGTAAAAGCACAACAACTTGCAAATTCTGATGAAGCTTTAAATGTATCAACTCAATTACTTTGTCAGATGGCAGAAAAAGAAGATGGTTCTAAAGCTTTTTCAATGGCTGATATGCCAGATTTACAAAGATTAATTCCAGAAAAAATATTGAATGAATTAGAATTATTTTTACATGATATAAATCTTGATGTTGAAACAGCAAAAAAAGAATAAAAGGGGATAATTGGCTTAGATTTGAATTATTCCTAGCAACAGAACTTGGTAAAACTTTAGAAGAACTCAGGCAATCAATGACTGAGATAGAGCTTATATATTGGGCTGGTTACTATGAAATTAAATATGACGAAGAAAAAAGAGCTTTGCAACGACAAAAACATAATTAGAGGTAATATATATAATAAAGACTTTTTTATTTGTGGCGCTCTCTAATGTAAAAATTACAGTTGATGCAACCCAAGCAATAAAAAAACTTCGTGCGATAAATGATCAAAGTAAAAGATTAGGTAGAACATTCAGAGTTTTAGATAAAAGAAATAAAGGCTTAACAACAAGATTCAATAATTTAGGGAAAGCGATTGCTGCAGTCGGATTAGTTGAATTTGGTAGAAGATCCGTTCAGGCTGCCGCAAATTTTGAAAAACTTAATCTTAGATTAAAACTATTAACAGCAGAAACTGGTGAATTTGGCAAAGCGCAAGCTATTGCCGCTAGAGGTCAAAAATTATTCGGGATTAGTCTTGTTGAAGCAACAGATGGCGTAACAAACATAACTTCAAGATTATTACCTCTAGGTGTAAGTTTAAAAGATATTGAAACAACATTCATTGGATTTAATACAGCAGCAAAATTAGGTGGTTCGTCTGCTGTTGAAGCATCAAACGCTTTTCGGCAGCTTGCGCAAGCGTTGGGTTCTGGCCGTTTAGCTGGCGATGAATTCAGGTCAGTTTCAGAACAAGTTCCACTTATTTTGAAACCTTTAGCAGCTGAATTAGGTGTCTCTGTAGGTGCATTAAAAGAACTTGCCGCACAAGGCAAACTAACGAGTGATGTTGTCATCCGTGCTTTAAAAAGTATTGGTGAAAGTGGCGCTAAAGATTTAAAAAAGATAATTGAAAATGACCCAACACAAGTATTTAAAAATTTACAGAATGAAATTGAGTTGTTTCAAATAACAGTTGGTAAGGCACTATTGCCTGCAACAAAAGTCACCACTGAATCATTAACTATTTTAATTGATGTTATAAATTCAATACCAGCAGAAATCACTTCTGCTGTGGTAGGAATTACAGCTTTAGTTACAGCTTTTACAATTTTGAAACCACTTGTTGTAGCTGTAAAAGGATCATTTGTAGCATTAGGCAAAACATTAGGTTTATTAGCAATTACATTAGGTGGGCCACTTACTGCATTGCTTGCGGGCGCTGCTGTTGGTTTGGGTGCAATTGCAAAATCAATTATTGATAATAATAAAGAAAGAAAAGAGTTGAATGACCTAATAGAAAAAGGAACTGCAAAATCACTTGAAGAAAGAATTGAATTAGAAGAAAATACATTGTCACAGTTAAATAATGCAAATGCAAGAGGAAATGCAAAACGTGGTATTGAAAGACAAATTAAAGAGCAAAAAGAATTAATAAAATTATTAAAAGAAGAAGCTGGTTTTAAAAAAAGTGATGAAGAATCTGATTTTGGTATTGATACATCATTCAGGGCTAATAGAGGAATTACAATTGAGGCAGCAAAACCGAAATCAATAACTTCTAGAAATGACCCAAGATTAGCAGAACAAAATTTGATTAAAGAATTAAGAAGAAAAATTGCTCTTAAGAAAACAGAAAATGAATTTGATAGAGAGCTTTTACAAAGAAAATTTGAACATATAGAAAATATAAAGGCAATTATTAACAATGAAAAAATAAAAAATAAAGAACAAGCAATTTCTTTAGAAAATCAATTATTACAAATAGATGCCGCTGACATCTTTAAAAGAAAACTTGAGGAACAAGGAGAAGAAGCTAACAAATTAAGAGAAAAATTTGAAGCAATTGGTGAAGAAATTGAATCAAGTATTAAAAATAATTTAAGGGATGCAATAACAGGCGCACAATCATTAGGTCAGGCGATGACCAATGTATTGAACAGAATAAGAGATAAAATCATTGATGCGCAGATAGATAATCTTGTTGGTGGTTTTGGAGAGGCATTTGGTAAAGGTGCAACTGGGGGAAAAAGAAAAGGAATTGGTGGATTTTTAGGTGGTCTTTTAGGCGGTTTGTTTGCTAATGGTGGTAGACCGCCAGTAGGCAAAGCCTCAATCGTGGGCGAAAAAGGTCCTGAAATTTTTGTTCCTCGTTCTGCTGGGACAATTATTCCAAACAATGCAATCGATGGTGGTGGTACGACTAACAATATGATTACTGTAAATGTTGATGCCTCTGGAACCTCTGTTCAAGGAAGTGGATCTGAAGCAGATCA